AATGGTTCCTTTATTCAGTTTATGTCAATTGAGCGTGATGATGATGTTGAAAAGCTACGTGGATTAGAAGCATCATTATTCTTTGTGGATGAATTGTCGCACTTTGCATCAGATTATGTTTGGCAATTCTTAAAAGGTTCTAATCGTAATAGTTCAGGATATCCAAATAGAATTATAGGAACAAGTAATCCTTCATTATGGGTTAAGAAGATGTGCCAAATTAATGATGATGGTGATGATAATACTATAATTAAAGAATATAAAGATGAAATTACTGGAGATATTATAAAAAAGAAACTGAGATTTATGAAGATGAGTATGGATGACAATAAGTATCTTCCAAAGGATTATAAACAAAGTATGCAAGATTTGCCACAGAATTTGTATGATGAATGGGTGCTTGGAAAATGGGGAACTCCTAAAGTGCCTGGCCAAGTCTTAGAAGTAGAATTGGAAAGACTTGATAAAGAAGGAAGAGCCCATTCTCGATTAGGTTTAGAGTTAGGCTTACCAGTTCATGTATTTTGTGACTTAGGCTATTCTGATTATACAGTCCTTTTGTTTGTTCAATTTGTTGGAAAAGAAGTGAGAATATTGGATTTCTATGCTAATAATCGTTGCCCAGTTGATACTTACATCCAGGAAATCAACAAAAGATATACAAATGTCATAGTTCACTTACCACATGATGGAGCTAAACATGAGTCATCTGGAAAAAGTGTTAGAGATTACTGGAGTGAAAGAATAAATGTTTCAATCGACGCTGCTGATAATGGAAACCTACCAAGACTAAGTGATGTGGAAAGCTTTGATCGAGTAAGAAATAACTTTTGTAATATCTGGTTTGATGCTGAGAAATGTAAGGACTTAGTAGATCATTTAAGACAGTACAGAAGAAAGTGGAATGAACAGTTACAAGTATATGCCGATCCAATCCATGATGAACATTCTCACTTTTATGATGCTCTGAAATATGTATTCTATATTGATAATCCTACTCATACAATAACAAACTATACTCCTACATTTAGAAGAACAAGAAACTACTATTAACTCCATAAAAGATCAATATGAAGTCTCGCCAAAAACAAGTATTAGATTGTAAAACAAGGAATTACTAAGACATGATGGATAATAAAGATAAAACACAGCTTACCATAGAAGAGATTCGTGAAATGGAAACTGCTGCAGAAAGAATTTGGTCAGTAATACATTCAGAATATAGAGAAAATCTCAAGTTCTCCTATGGTTACGGTGACGATCAATGGAATCCAAAAGCTCTCGAAATCAGAAATAGACAAGGAAGACCATCTGAAACATATAACATCATCAGTTCTTTCGTTCGTCCTTTTATAAACATCATTAAAGAGAATCCACCAGCAATTACAATATATCCAATAGCTGATGGAGCAAATAAAACACAGGCTAAATTACTTGCTGGTATTGTAAGAGCTATAGAATACAACTCAAATGCACAGAAGATATATACACAAGCTCTGGAAAATGCTACTCGTGGTGGTCTTGGTGCTTGGAGAGTAATTCCTAAACTTGTATTTGATGGAGTTGATGATGATGTTGATATTGTTACAGAAGCTATTAATGATCCAACAAACTTACTAATTGATCCTGGTGCTATGAAATCAGATTTTAGTGATGCTGAGTGGTATATTCTTAAAACTGTAATATCAAAAGCTCAGTATGTTAAAGATTATCCAGAAGGTCGTGCTCAAGCTATAAATGACCAAGTTGAATTAAAAGAACTATGGTATAAAGTAATTGAAACTAAATCAGATTTAAATCCAGAAACATTAAGACCAGAACCAAGAAAGTCTATTACAATCTACCAATACATTTATGATGAGTTTGAAGTCCTTTCCTGTATTAAAACAATTGGTAATAAACTGAACTTTTGTATTGTGACAGGTGAACAGTTTTGTATTGATGGTATAACAAAATATGGATGTATAACTAAAGAATTAATGGCTCCACAAAGAGAGATTAATTGGTTGAAATCAGAAGCTATTGCCGCAGTTGCTTGTTCTCCGAAGGCAATGTTTATAGCTGACAACGATGCATTTACCTCTATTGAAGAACGTGATGCCTGGGAAAGAAGTCATATGGACCCAACTGTAGTATTGACCAAAAAGAAAGGAACTAGTATTACAGAAATAACTCCACCAACACCACCAACTGGATATATGGCACTTGCTGATAAGAATATTGACATAGCTCGTTTGATTACTGGCATTTATCCTGACCCAACAACACAGAATGGACTTAATCCAGTCTCTGGTAAAGCTATTAATGCACAGCAAGCAGGACAGGAAGTAGCAACTTATCATTATGTAGATTCTTTGAAGTATGCCATTAAGCGTTCTGGTGAAATAATTATTGATATTCTTCCACACTTCTTCAATGATAATAAAGTAAGACTATCTATGAATGTTGATGGTTCTTATTCTCCAGTATCTTTAGGTGACCAAGAAGTAGAAGGTGCTGATAATTTTGACTTAGCTTATGGTCGTTATGGTGTATCAATCTCAACTGGTCCAACATATGCAAGCCAGAAAGATGCTTTGATTAATACAATGACTGATTTAATGAAGACTAATCCACAAGCAATGGGTCTTTCTATGGATTGGTTGATAAAGAATCTAAATCTACCAGGAAGTGAAGAGTTATCAGATCGTTTCAAATTAACACTTCCACAACCTATACAAGAATTAATCGCACAGCAAGAAGGTCAGTCAAATAGTCCAGAAGAACAGTTAAGAGCTACATTCCTAAAACTACAAGCACAGAATCAGGAACTACAGAAATCTAAACAAACTATTGACCAATTAACTGAAGCTTTGGAACATGAAACTGCTGAATTACAATCTAAACAAACAGAATTACAGATTAAACAGCAGATAGAATCAGAAAAAAATGAAACTGCACTTAGAATGAAAGAAATGGAACTGAAACTTAAACTTTTGGAAACTCAGTTAAAGGCTCAGCAACATGAAGAAGACCAATATGATAAACATGCAGAAAAAGTCTTAGATCATAACCATAAATTAGAACAAATTGCGCTAAAGAATGGAATGGATACTGAAAAAGATATTGCTAAGACTGTAATGACTCATGCATTTAAATTAGGTAATGGTAGCCAAGAGAACAGAAACATATAAAAAGATAGAAAGTATTTGATAGTGTAGGTGATTAAGTTCATCTACACTTTTTAATATAAGGAACAAATAATAATGGACCAAGATAATGTAACTTTTTCCAGTGCTGATATGAAAGACCTATATAATGAAGTTTTCTCCGGAAGCTCATTGACAGTCGCAGGATCAGATGTTGTAAAGGAGGAACTAAATGAACAAGCCTCTGAACTGGACATTGCAACTAAAGTAACAGATGATGAGAATGAAACTGTCAAAGATAATGTAAAGACTGACGCCGAAGGCCTTGACACTGACGATCTACCATGGGAAACTGATGATAAAGAAGATGATAAGCCAACAACTGAATCTGATGACCTTGATGATGAAGAACTAAAGAAGCTGGAACTATCTGAGAAATGGCGACAGAAAAGATTAAACAAAGAATTAGACAAACGTAAAGCTGCAGAAGAAGAGAATGCCAGACTAAAAGCTGAATTGGAATCTCTTAGAAAACCAACTGAACCAAAAGCACCAACTCCTAAACCTGTATACGAGAATCCTAAAACTATAGATGAATATGTTGGTAATCTGATTTTTCAAGATCCTATTATTATTGAACTGACTAAGAAAGAACAGTATATTAAATCACATAAACATGAATTTGCTGATATGGGAGAATATGCAGATGCTCTAAGTTCAATACAGACTGATCTAAAAACAGAAATTAAGTTCAAAGACAGAGAAATCAGAGAATATATTGCTAAAGAACAGTATTCACAACAATCTCAAGAACTGGATATTGAAAAAACCTATAATCAGAAAATTGAATCTGTAAAAGAATTATATCCACACGTAACTAAAGCTAAAGATGAATTGAATAAGATTGCTGATAAACTTCATATTGAGATCCGTAGAGCACTTGTAATGGACGAAAATTCTGGAGAACTAACATGGGCATTAGGTAGTTCAAAGAAGAATATGAATTACCTACTTGAAGCTTCTAAGACTGCTGAAACAAATGGAAGACTACCTATAGATGCTATTAAGTTTATTGGTCGTCTAAGTTCAGAAATCAATAAAGGTAAAGTCCCTGATGATACTGATGTACGAATTGCTAAAGACGCCAAAGAAGATAAAGTACTTCCAAAGACAATTAAGCAACGTCCAGGAAGATCTAATGATGAGAATGATCCTGTACAGTGGGCTAAAGCAGTAAGAGAAGGCAAGATTAAAGCTCCTTCCTGGTTAATGTAAGTATATGATAAAGAAGGAATAGATTAAAACATGTTCCTTCTACTTCCCGATTAGTTAAGTGGTATAACGGGGCCTTTGTAACGCCTTGTCTCCTGTCCGATTCAGGAATTGGGAATATGGAATCATCTAATGGTAGGATATTAGACTTTGAATCTAAGCATGCTGATTCGATTTCAGCTTCCATAATATAACGGAATGAAGTGTTAAGGCTACACACTTGTTTTGGGAACAAGTATTCGCAGTTCAATTCTGCGCTTTCCGATGATAATAAAAAGGACAATATAATGGCGAAAAAGATTAAAGATACTAAAGTAAAACGTCCTTCTAAATCTACACAACCAGCAAAGAGTAAGTTTAGATCTACAGTTGAATGGAAAGACTTTAGAGCTCAGATATTGTTGGATAGAAATGGTCTTTGTGAACTTTGTGGAATAGATCATAGCAAACATACACGTAAATTGGAATTACATCACAAAGACTTAAATCCAAATAACTATACTGACATTTCTGATCCTACACATTTTTCATTGCTTTGTGGAGTTTGTCATAAAAGCGCACATCAATTTCACACAAGAATAATCAGTAAGAAACAACCATCTAAGAATACTTTATTACTTGCCATAGATAAACTATTTTTTCTGTAATTTCTATAGTATTAGATTGTTAGGTATGATAATTGACCGTAAAACTTTATCAAAACAGCTTCTATTGTGTGTTGAGGTTCAAGCAATAGATGTGACAATGAACCAACTTAGGAAGTCAGAAAAGATAACCTAAAAAGAACATAATAACATTTAAGATACTTGCCAAAATATACTAATAAAGGAGTAATAACATGGCTAATGCATTTCAGAAACAGAGTTTAATTGAGAAAGCAGTCGCATTTAAGTGGATGGCTGCACAGGGTTTTGCTGATCGTCTTCAGTTCCGTAATGATTTGATGCCAGGAGCTCAGAAAAATGCTGGTTACACTACAACTGTTCGTAGACCTTCCCGTCTTCAGGCTACAATGGGCGCTACTGGTGTTGATTATAATCTTCCAGGCGTAACATCTCCAGCAGTTGGCTATTCTAATCTTGCTGATGCTACAGTTCCAGTTACAGTTGAAAAGAGATTTGAAGTTAATATTCAAGCATCTATGGAAGAGTTGACATTTGAACTTGACCGTGATGATGTGGTTAATCGTTTTATTGAGCCTGCTATTGTGTCCATGCGCGATCAGATCAATCTTTACATTTCTAATAAGATTGAAGCTTATGCTGGCAATACAATCATCAAGGGCGGTTCTACTGGAGATGACATTATCAAGTCTCTATTTGACGCAAAATCCCTAATGTCTCAGCGTGGTGCTCTAACTAATGGAACCAAGAAATCAGTTCTATTCAATCCTAATATTATGCCTACTCTTGGTGTTGCTAATGCTAAGGTATTCAATGCTCCAGATGGTGCAGGTCTTTGGTCTAATGCTGAATACGCTCCTCTTGCTGGTTTTGATGTTTATGAGTCTCCATTGCTTTCTGTACCAACAATCACTTCTGGTTCTTATACTGTAGCTGCTGGTCAGGGTGCTCGTCCTACCTCTTGGACACAGACTTGGAATTTGACTCTTGCTGGTCTTACTTCTGGTGCTACAATCAAGGCTGGAACAAAAATTAAATTCACTAATGCTGGAACTACAATCAAATGGGCTAATCCAACAGTCGGTACAGATATTGGTTATGACGCTACATTTACAGTTGCAGTTGATAAGGTTACTACTGGCACTACTGATACACTTGTTGTTACTGAACCATTCATTCCAACAGGCGACTCTAAGAATGTCACTGCTGATTTGATTCCAGGCACAACCGTTGTAACTGTTGTAAATCCAGGCACAACTCGTCCATCTTATGCTTTTGCTAATGACTCTATCATATTGGTCTCTCCAGAAGTTAAGTTGCCATCAGGTCTTGACTACTCGAAATCAATGAAGTTGGGTGGATTTAATATTGCACTTATTGAAGATCACTATCCAGGCACTCTTCAGACAATCACCAAGCTAGTTTGTTTTGCTGGTGCATCTGTTGTTAAGCCAGAAGGAATTGTAGCTCTTTACTAATTGATAAACAAAATGTGAGAATAAAGGACCTGCACTTAATTGTGTGGGTCTTTTCTGTTTTATGGTTTTTCAAGTATAAGATTATTAACAAAGAAGGACTATTACATGGTATACGTGAATGATATAATTAAGGATAGCTTGGCACTTATAGATGCTATTCAATTTGGAGAAGAACCAGAAGCTGAGTTTTCCGATTTAGCTGTAAGAACTCTAAATGGTATGTTAGGTGAATGGGCTGCTCGTGGAATATACAACCCAACACAAGTAATATCTCAAATAAATTCAACATCAGCATCTGCCAAGAATTATATTACAATGGGTACCGGTAATATTATATCTTCTGGCTCTATTGTATCTGCTACTATTGGTGACATTCCATTCAACTTCGCTACTATTAATGATGTACAGATAGATCTTGGAACTACAACATACCATCTTAAAAGAATAACAATGTCTGAATATATGTCAATGTCAGTAAAGCAAACACAGACAATTCCTCAGTATTATGCGTGGGACTATCAATCACCAATTTCAAAGATTTATTTCTATCCATCATTACAATCTGGACTAACTATAAGAGTAATTGGTTCTCCTAAGTTTGATAATATACCATCTTCACAACAGTATATGGGAATTGATGATATGTATTACTCAGCAATAGTCTTCAATCTGGCTTGTTCATTATATCCATTCCTAAAAAGAGATATTGGCATTGATAAAGAATTAATATACAAATCAAAGTCCGCAATTGAAGGTCTAAGATCAAGAACTGCTGCTATGAATGCTAAGAGTTTAAGAAGCCCATATAGTGGAACAACTCACTCTGATAATGATTACTGGACTTCAACATTTAATACGGTGACTAAGTAATGCCTAAACAAGATATACCACTTACATTAAAACCTTATACATCTCCATTTAGTTCATTAGGTCGAGAGATTGTTAATAATTACTATGTGGAAATAGCTCAATCAGAAACATCCAAATCAAAGTATTATTATGTTGGTGTTCCTGGTTTAAGATTATTCAAAGCATCCAGCAGCACATTGTTCAGTAATTCAAATAGCTGTAGAGGATTATACACAACATCTAACATGAAAACGTATGGAGTCTTTGGAAAGTATGTTGTTGAAATCCTATCTACTGGAGCAATGATATCTATAGGTGAACTTAATACACAATCTGGAATAGTTCGTTTTTGTGATAATTCCGAAACCATTCTTTTAGTTGATGGATCTTATGGATATACAATAGAAACTAACGGAAATGTTTTTAATCAGATAACAGAAGAATATTTCCCAGGTGTTTTAGATAGTAATTATGGTCCATCTCACTGTGCTTGTATTGATACTTACTTTATTGTTAACAGCAGAAATACAACAAATTACTTCTGGTCTGCTCCTGGTTATATTCCATATGCATTTGATTCTACTAAGCCTACGATTGAAACATTATGGTCAGGATTGGATTTTGGTTCTAAGATAGGTGACAGTGATAATATTGTTGGATTAATTTCCTGTGTCAATCTTTTATGGGTATTTGGACAGAACTCAGTTGAAGTACATTTTGATAGTGGTGATAGTGATGGACAAATATTTCAAAGACAACAGAATGCTTTAATTAATATGGGTACAGTAGCTCCAAATTCTATAACAAAGTATGGTAATGAAGTATTCTGGCTTGCATCTGATAAAACTGGCACTGTAGGTATGTTCAGATCAAGCACAAACTTTACTCCTATAAGATTCAGTACAAGAGGTGTAGAAACAAGAATACAGAATTATAGAAAGATTGATGACTGCTTCTCATACTCATATTCTCATAACGGCCATGCATTTATCATATATCAGTTCCCAAATGGTGTAGGTGATGATGAACAAACTGACATTGGTGGAGCTACTTGGTGTTATGATATTACTAATGATACCTGGACAAGAAGAACTGATTGGGATAATGCTTCTGGTATATCTTATATGTGGAGAGGAATGCATACTACCTATAATTTCTCAAAGGTTATATTAGGTGATAGATTTACAAATGCTCTTTATTACTTAGATCAGAACTATTATAAGAATGATTTGCCTGATGGAACTGGATATAGAAAGATACAAAGAATTATAACAACACCAGTAGAAAGTATAAATGAATGTAATATTGTCTACAACTCAGTACAGCTAAAGTTCCAACAAGGTCAAGGTCTTACAATAAATGATGAAGCCCTTGTTGGTCAGAATCCACAAGTAGCAATGCAGTTTTCAAATGATGCTGGTAATTCTTGGTCTAATATTCGTTATGCTTCTATAGGTCTTAAAGGTCAATATGCATACAGAACAAGATGGAATAAATGTGGAATGGGTCGTAATAGAGTATGGAAGTTTACAATTACAGAACCAGTTTTTGTTGCTATTATTGGTTTGAATATAGATGCTGAACAATTAGGAAGATAATATGAATAAAAAGATAATACCACAAGCTCCAGTAAGTTCAAAGATAGCGTCTGATGATAACAGTATAGATCAATCTTGGATGTTATGGTTTAATAAAGTTGGAGTTCACTTAAACAATGCAACTCAGACAAAACAGATAAAGACAAATGACCAAATTATAAACTATTCTGTCAATGGAAATATGACAATGATCAGTTATAAAGGTGTTGGTGGATTTGAGTCTAAGTTGCCAAATGCTGTAGCTATAGATTCAATAATACAGACTAATGATAATGGTGTTATTGGTCATATAGTTTTGAATGCTGGTGATAGAACAATACACATACCAACATTATCTGAAAATGGTCTTGTTTCAGGTATGTATTTCAATGGTTAATTCAATGATTGGTTATAAACAAGTATTAGATTTACAAATAAAGGAAATAGAATAATGGTTCCAGCAATTATAGCAGCAGCAGGTATAGCAGCAAGTTTAGCAAGTTCAAAGATGCAAAGTGATGCAGCAGAATCAGCAGCAGGCATGGCAGCAGATCAAGAAAGACAAGGTTTAGAATATCAGAAAAAGATGTATGAGGACACTGTTAAAAGAATGTCTCCATATACAGAAGCTGGTAAGACTGCACTTGGTAACTTAGAACGAGAACTTGGAAGTCAGAAGCAAGCAGAGTTTGGATATAAAGTTCCAGATTTTAACTTTAGCACTTATGAAGATCCAGGTGCAAATTATCAAATGCAAAGAGCCCAAAGAGCATTGAATAGTTCATCATTGGCAAGAGGTTCTGCTGGTGGTGGATTCTCTAAAGCAATGGCAGAAAAACAACAAGAATTAGCTGGAATGGCGTATAAAGACTCATTTGGTCGTTATATTGATACCACTAAATTGAAATATGGTGAAGCTACAGATAAGTATAATCGAGACTATGGTTATCAGCAAGATCGTTTTAAACTATTATCTGGATTAGTTGGTTCAGGACAAAATGCCGCTGGTAATCTTGGAACAGCAGCATCAGAATCAGGAAGACAAGTAGGACAGTCATTTGGACAAATTGGATCATCATTAGCATCTGGACAAATTGGATCTTCTAATGCAATGACAGCTGGACTAGGTAATGCAATAAACCAAGCAAGTTCAGCGTATGGAATGTATTTGGCAGATAAAAATAAAACTCCTTGGACTGGTGAGCAACAGAATACTAACATGGGTGGTAACTAATAATGGATTTAACAACCGGACTATTAAAATCAAATGAAGCTATAGGAAATATAAATCCAGTAGGTGCTTATCAATCTGGCTATAAGAATCAGTTGGAAATGAATAAAGCTGAGATTGAGAATGAAAAGACAAGATATGCTCAGGATTTACAATATAAACTTCAGGCAGCTATTTCTGAATCTATTAATCCAGCAACTGGACAACCAGATTATATAAAATTAACTGAAGTTGGACAAAAGTATGGAATTGATGCACAGACTTTAGAATTTGCAAGAAAGAACTTAGAATCAAATTGGTCAACATATCAGAAAGTTGCAGAATCTAAGCAAGCTGTAAGACAAATGAGTCCAGAAGGTTATGAGACTTTACAAGGTTCTGCTAAAACTCCTTGGCAAGATAAACCTGTAATACGTCCAACAATGGAACAACCTTCTACATTAGCTCCAGCTGTACCAAAATATACCACAGCTACAACATCTGTAAGTGGAATTGATGGAACACAAGGATCATCTATAGATACTGGATTTGGATTTGATACTAAAACAGATACTGACAATGCTGGTTTTAAAGAAAGAGCTGAAGCATTAGACAAAGCTACCCAAGCAGATAAAACTAATCAATATCAAATCGCAAGTCAAATGGAAACTCCTATATATGGAACTCCTTCAACTTCCGGCGTCGGTGATGGTTCTTCTGTTCAGAGT